TATTATATTTATAATGTAAACCATAGAAGGATATAAACTAATGATTAAATCATTTCTACCTGTCTTTCAAGGAAGAGTAGATAAACTTAAAAAGAGTCTGAAAGAAGAATTGGCTCTTGCTAAGTCTGAACGTCGTAAGGAAGTAATCAAGTCTCAGGTCAAGGAAGCAAAGAAACTTCAGAAAGCAATCAAAGAAGCTGCTGGTGATTCAAACACTTGTCCTCACTGTGGTGGTATTCTATGAGTTGATACCCATATCGACTTCTGTTAAGACCTTAAACTCCCACCCACGATCAACACAGTATTCTTCTGCTGCCTCCCATTTCGCTTGGTTGGTGGCATAAGTTACAACCTCGTTGATATATTTCTGTGTCTTGCGTGTCTGTTTCTTTGGTGGGTTCTTCTGGTGTTCTGGTTTGACCTCAATCATAATGGTTTTGGTGGTCTTGTCTTTCTGTCTCACTCTGATAATAAAATCAGAGAAGTATCGGCGCACCTTACCGAATGGGTCACGATATGGAACGATGACCTCTTCACTTGCCCACCAGATTATATTTTCATTTAAATCAAAATAATTCATACACCGTGCTTCCCATGATGAGCGATAGGTAATCTTCGATGGGTCGCCACGGTATTTTTTTGGGTATCTTGGTTTAAATTTGCCTGAATATGCCATATAAATAAATGAAAGTAATTCTATTTAAAGGAATATTTATATGCCAGATGGTGGATTCGATTCAAGTGCTGCTCAATCCTTCGCAGGAACCGCAGCAAACACGTTTAAAAAACTCAAGCACTCTGGTACTAATATTGGCATTGGTGGACCTTTAGTTTTCCCTACAGATTTAAAATCTGGTCATGAGGCTATTCGGTTTGAGTTTTTCAAGGAATATCGATTTGACAGAACTGAAAACAAAGGAGAAGCTGGTGCTTCTTTAATAATTTATTTACCCATTCCTCAAAACTTACAGGCAGCATATGCAGTTCAATATGAGCAAGGAGAAATTGGTTCTATAGGTAGGGAGGCTGCAAAATTTGGAGCTGGTAGAGAGATTGATACTAGCAATGAAAATGTAGCTGGAGGTGCATTAAATCTTCTAGCACAAGCTACAGAGTCTGGAGCGGCAGCCGCTGCAGGTACTGGATTATTATCCAAAATACCTGGATTGGGTATTTTTGGTGGTGGTGCTACTGCTGCTGCATTGACACAGGCTGCTAAAGGGGCTATGTTTGGTGCTGGCACTGCAAGAAATCCACATATGGCTCAGGTCTTCAAGAACGTCAATTTTAGAAATCACCAATTAGCGTTCAAACTTGCACCCAAAAGCATTCAAGAGCAGAATACGATGAGAGACATTATCAAAGCATTTAAAATTGCGATGCATCCGAAATATAAAATGTCTGGTCATTTCTTCGATTATCCCGGTCAATTCGATATCGATCTCGTTACTGGTAAATCTGATGAGTATTTCTTCAACATGGGTCCATCTGTTCTCACTTCAATGTCAGTCGATTATCTTCCTAATGGTCCACAAGTCCACGATGTGGATGGCACAAAAGCACCTATTGCAGTCAATCTCAGCCTACAATTTACTGAACTTAAAATTATAACACAAGACGAAATAACAGAAAGTAATTACTAATGACATCCTTTTATTTCGAAGACTTCCCAAAAGTTTCTTATGATATTAAAAAGAACGGTAAACTGGAGAACGTAACGAATATTATGTTGCGGTATAAGTTTAATGCCGTAATCAAAAATTTTGTCTCTCCATACTACGATTATAACGTGCAGGATGGCGAAAGAGCAGATATTATTGCTTTCAATGAATATGAAGACTATACGCTGGACTGGCTGATCTATATGGTCAATGATATCGTTGATCCCAACTTTGATTGGCCATTGAGTCAACGTACCCTTGAACGGTATATCGTTAAAAAATATGGCAGCATTCCAACAGCACAAGCAACTGTGCATGAATATCGAAAAATTCTAAATGAGCAGTCAGTCTTATTCGATGGCACGATTGTACCCAAAAGAACTTTGGTGATTGACGAAACGACTTACAATACATTGGCTACTCCAGATAGAGAGTCCATCTCAAAATATACCTATGAGAATGAACTGAATGATGCTAAGAGGCAGATCAAACTCATTCAGGATAGATTTGTACCAGAAATTTTATTAGAACTTAGAGACGTTTTTGATGGTAGCTAACAATTATAAAGCAGAAAAAATTGATGTCCAGTCTGTTGTCATCGTTAATTTTAACAGGCAAGTGGTCACGGACATAAAAAGGCAACTCGTAGACTTCAATGTTTATGAGGATATATTTGCGCCTACTATGACTTTCTCTGCCACTTTACTAGACAGTAATGGTCTTATCGAACGATTTCCCTTCATTGGTGAAGAGTTGATTGCAGTATCGTTTAAGATCCCTACAGTAAAGAAAACGATTGACAAAGTATTCTCCATTTACAAGGTATCTAATCGAAAAGAAAAGGAAGAGAGAAACGAGTCATATACCCTTCATGGTGTTTCCCTCGAAAGCATCGTAGATTTGAATGCATCGGTGGATAATTCGTTTGTAGGATTGCCATTCTCTGAAATGATTAAATCTACCTACAAAGAATACTTCGTCAATTCGCCTAAAAAAGTTGGTGCAGAAAAGTTTCTTACTTATGAAAAAAAACTATTCGTTGAAGACACATACGGCAACCATTCTGTTGTATCGCCTATGTCTAGACCATTTGAGTTTATTCAATACTGTGCTAAACAATCGCAGTCCTCAAAGTATAAAGAAAGTGATTACATCTTCTATGAGAATGATGACGGGTTCAATTTCAGGACTATCAGTAGTCTTTTAGAACAAGAGCCAGTAGAAGATTACTATTCGGCTGATCCTGCTAAATCAAAGAATCAAAACGACAAAGTAAAAGAGCATCAGATGGTTCGTGAGATCTCATACGATGATCGAGAGTTTGATGTGTTTGAAAGTGTCACGACTGGTTTTTACGACAATGATGTAGCTGTCATCGACCCCGTACTCAAAAGGTTTCAAAATACGAGTCTGAATTACCACTACACAAAAGACTTCACAAATCTCAATAAAAATAAATTCACGTCTAATTTTGCCGTGTATAAGCAATTTGATGGTTCATCTCATTCGAGGTACATTGTCTCGAATCTATCAAGCGGAGCATATAATCAGACCTCATATATAAAGGGTAAATCTACAGGTGATCCAGTAGCACAACACCCGTTCGTGCGTCATAAATTTTTAAACCATCTCGTTTCTAAAATTTCTCAAATCAATACTAAGCTTGTTTTGCGTATTGTTATCCCAGGAGATCCCAATCGAAAAGCAGGTGATATCGTTCGTTTTTTCATTCCACAAAAATCTGGATCACAGGAGTTTTCAACGAGATATAATTTTTTCTATGGTGAGAAAGACCCTCGTTTCTTAGTTACTGCGGTCCATCATAATTACTCATACAGAGAAGACACATATATGACCACGCTTGAAATCGTAAAAGACAGCTTTGGTCAGCAGATATTTAATCGTGAGGTAAATAGTTTAGGTGGTATTACATAATGGTTGATTTTAAAGAAGAATATGTTGGATACAATTTTATCTGGTTCTTCGGTGTAGTCGAAGACCGTAACGATCCGCTGAAGATGGGGCGTGTGCGTGTGCGATGTTTTAACTGGCATACCAACGATAAAGTCAAAGTCCCAACTGATGCATTACCATGGGCACAGTGTATGCAACCTGTTACCTCTGCTGCTATTAGTGGTATCGGTAGGTCTGCTACAGGGCTTGTAGAGGGTTCATGGGTTATTGGTTTCTTCTTAGATGGTGAGGATGCCCAGAAGCCTATGATTATGGGTTCTATGTCTGGTATCCCTACAGAGTTGCCTAATATCGATTTTGGATTCAACGGTATCTATCCAGACCTAGTTGATGAACCAGACCTGCCTCGCCCTGCTCGTGGTGAGCGTGAAGCAAATCTAAATGTCAATGACGGCATTCTGCCT